AAACTAAAGAACAAAAAAGAGCTCGGCTCAATCGTGATCGGGTTCAACGCCATAGGCTTAAACTCAAGAGGCAGGGACTCGTCAAGGTTGAGGTGTATGTCCTGCCTCAGTTTAGAAAAAAGCTCTTAGACTTTTCTAAAGGGCTTTCTTCCGTTTAGCTTTTCCGGGCTTGGCTTTTGGGGGTTCAACCTCTCGGGTCAAGCCCAACAATTTTTTAATCTTTTCCCATAACTTTTTAAGCATAGTTTTTTCCTAATTTTTCATCTAATAAAACTTGTACTAAGTCAAATGCAGTATTCTTGAGTTCTCTAGCTTTGGTCAGGCTAACGCTTGCCTCTTTCGCTACTCTCTTCATGTCGCCTGTACTGTAAAACCATTTTAAGACTAGAGGATACTTACTGTTAATCTTAGTTATCTGCCCAATGATTGAGTCGATTAAAATGAGATCACTACTGATAACGTCCCTTGGTGGTGACTTCGTTTCCTTTGCGTTTATGTATGACTTCAAAGGATTGCGCTTACCTCCCACCTCTAGGGCAAAGTGTCCATCGAGGAGACTCTGAGCCTTATAAGGGTTGGCTGATTCTTGCGCCAGTTCCCTCACCCATAACTCTATCAACTTGTCTGCCTTGTCAGCGAGGGTCATTGGCTAACGCTAGGACTCGTTCACTCAATCTTTTTGCTCTATTTGGGGTTTGATGCAAAGCCCATTTGCTATCCATCATTTCCAAGGACGCACCGCCATAAGCTCCTTCTTGAAAGTACGAATTAAATTTTTTAAAGCTAGATAACCCTTTTCTGCCAAGTTGAAAAGCCATATTAGTGACGATGTGGCAGCGTTCTTCGCTCCACGAATCAAATCCATCTCCGTAAATCGCTCGGCAGTCTTCGATAGCTGTTTGGACGTCTTTCTCAAAATGCGCTTTAACCGAGTCCATTGGGACTGTATCGCCTTCAACAAATCCATATTCTGCATCTCCCTCCACGATCTTATGCCCTATGCCACAAGTCAAATAGCCCTCAGTACACCTATAGATCAGAGACTCGCCCTCGTCATTAGTTACAAGTCCCTCGTCTGATTTAATCTCTTCGTAAAGTTTATCTAAGTTAACGGCCATAGTGTTTCCCTAATACATAACCAACAATAAAACCAACTGGGATTAGTATTTCCATTATTGCTTACCGTTTCCGTTTTTTGCCTTAAACGATTCTGACGCGAAGAATGCCCCGACGATTCCTGCGGTGCTGACGAAATACACAGCCGCCATGTCCCCAAGAATCGATGCAGCCTGAGTCAAATTAAAATACTGAGACGCAATTACCAGCACCGGGTAACCCACCATGCCATATAGACCAAACCATGCCATAGACGCTTGCTGCGTTGCTCGTTCGTTTTTTAGCTCTAAGGCTTGGAGTTTTTCAGTAGTGGCAAGCTCTGCGTCTGTTACTACGCCATCTCCGTCAGTATCGTACTTGTTATATTCACTTCCCGGCTCTAGTTCTTTGTTCATTTCTTTCTCAAGTTCATTAGTTTATCAACGCCTTTCACTCCAAAAGATGCGGAGACCGCTAGGAATAAAAGATAGCTGTACCAATCTGGCAACTCTTCTAGAGCTTGAAAGCCTGACTTTACTCGGTCAATAATGAGGGGATCATCCATCACAACGCCAGCACCGACCGCTAGTAAGGGTATGGAAAGTAAAATTGTGAACCACTCGTCTTTCCACGAATTAGCAGAAGCATCAGCCATTTTAGATTCCCAATCTGCATCATTCTGAATTTGGGACATCTTCGCTTGATGTTTAGCTTGAGCTATTTCACCTCTGTTTTTTATTATCCCGGTAGCAATGTTAGCAACTGGCGCAATCAGTGAAGTTAATAGGCTCATGCAGCTTCCTCCCTTTCCTTTAAGGCTTGTCGATAATAAAGAATCTTATCTATTAACCACTGTCTTTCCCACTTCCATGCTTTAGTAGATTCTCGTTTGAGATTTTCTACTGCCTCGTCTCCGATCTGAAGTCTTAGCTTTCTTTCATACTCCACAGGCTTACCAGCATAGAACTCATTACACCTAGAGCATTGTACTCTTACATTATCCTCATTGTATTTTACTGGTGAGTAAGTCCGGGGAATAAAGTGTCCGGCTTGTCTGTCTCTGCCTTCACAACGCTTGCCACAAGTAAAGCACTCTGAACCATAAACTGCTTTGATGTAGTTAGCAAAGATAGGCCATAAGGTATTTTGTAACTGAGGAACCGTTTTCTTTTCTAAATTCTGCGGCCCCTTCCTGCCCCTCATGTCTCTGGAACCCACGATGGAGCCTTCCAGTATTTTGCGACTAGCTCTTGTTCTTTCCTCAGTCCTCGAAGGTGACGTTCTTGCTTATTGACTCGTTTGCCATAACAAGCGTTGCACCAATGCTCATCAGGATCGAGGGTCATTTTGTGCGTGTTGTCACACGTTGAGTTTGAGCATTTCTTTTGAAAAAACATTAGCTTACTCCCTCTTTAGATTTTACTCCTTCAAGTTGCAGATTCAAGTCTGTTGCAGCCCACGCCTCTACCCTAGAAAGAAGAGCGTTCATTGAGATAAAATTATTTTTTCTGTCGTACTCACTGAGATCAAAGTCCATTTGTTTGTATTGGTGACTTCGCATTGGAATGACCCTTTCTTGGAGTCCCGGCACTTTGACTCTCTTTGTGTTGCCTAACTCCAAAAGTATTAACTCTTTCACTGTATCGTGACTCACAGCCACGCCTGAGTCTTGAAGGTGGTCAGCAATCACTCTAGTCCATTTGTGAAAGCAGTCGTTCTGTTCAAGCGACCGTTTCATTTTTCTTTTTTTTAGGAAAAGACAAAATTTGAAAATTACCTTTTTTTAAAATTATTTTTTTATCAGTTTTTGACCCTACTATTTTTATATAACGGTGCTTAGACGATCTTTTAATTCGATTACCCAAAACGCCCAAATGGTGTCTTGGATGTTTATTTTCTCCTGCAAAAATGTCTGTTCGTTCTTTGGTTGTACCAGTAAAATAAAAATTACTTGCTTGGTACACAATGCCTAAATGATTCTGCGCGGCATCAGCATAACTAACTATAATCTTTGGTCTTGGTAAATTTTTTAAAGCATACGAAATCAACATACTTGCTTGATTTTTTTTATTTTCATAAAAAACTAAACGATTTAGCTCTAAAACATCCTGTTTAAAATCTTTACCGCCAACACTCTTAGCAACAAAAGGAGATGCTGGGCTTCCAAACGTGATACATCCGTTTAAATGACTGCCTTCAAACAAACCAAACGCATAAGAAATTTGCGGAATCCTTTTTGCATAGTGACAATTTAAGATTAAATCTAAACAGTCTTTGTAATTTATTTGTCTCAAATTAATTTTATCTTCGTCTTCTTCTAAAGGTAAAAAATTTTGTTTCATCACTAAACTTCCATTTCTACGGCTTTGTAGTTTGAGAAAACCCATTTTTTGTTTTTAAGTCTCAAGTGATAGAACTCTTCTCCGTTCTCACAGATGTCCTCATGCCTCCGGGTAAAATTATAGCTGTCACACTTTTCGCACCATGTCTCTTCTTTGATCCCTGAAATCCTTGCGAATTGAGATGCTCTCTTATAGTTGTCTTCCCAACACCTTTGATTTAACCAAGTAGCAGGGTTCTTGATGAACTTGCCCTCTAACCAGTCTGAATCAGTTTTAAGACGTTGAGGGAGGTGGTCTAGTATCAGCTCATGCTCTGCCTTCGTATATTTTTTCCAACTTGCGAAGGCGGCTCCCTTCCCTGTCTGCTTAGGATACAAGCTCCAGAAGTGTTCAAAGTTTTCAGTATATTCCATATCTTTCTCCCATAAACCATTTAACCGACGAGCGATTTTTTTAAAATCTTGACGGAGGAAATAGCAATATCGAATAACGAGTCTCTAAACTACAGATTTGTCCATCTCTTAGTTTCCCTTTTGTCCAGATGGTGCGCTGGGATAACGGTTTTCTTATTCCGTCACGTTGGGTCACTATTTCCTTTTTCTTACTAAATTCAAAGACTTACCCGAAAGATACTCATAGAGCCTTTCTATCTTCAAAACGCCCGGATCATCCCAGTAATCATTTTTTAAATGATATAGCCACCTTTCTTTAAGGTTACAATCCTTTGCAATCTTTGGAAGCGGCTTTGGACTTTCCCGCAATAATTCAATCGTCTTCTCTTTTAGCATCCTGACATCATAACCATTTTTTGTTTGTATTCAACTGCAGTTGAAAATTCTTTTTTCATGTGCATAATAATACAGATCAGGGAGGACATTATGACAAACGATCAATTAATCAAAGAGAGTGAACGGATTGGCCGGGACGAGTACAGCGTTTGGGCTGAGTTTAGGGACGACGAAACTGGATTAGTCTGGACAGTGAAACAGTTAAAGGGTGATCTTTCAGAATCAGATAATCCTCTTCAACTATTGGAGGGAATCGTAAAAGGTTATGAGCTTTGGAAAGACGAGAAAAAAGATTGTGCTTTATCGCATGATCCCTCTGTTGGTTTTGACGCAACAGACGACATCCGTTTCGTCAAGGAGCATAACCTATGAGCCTCAAGAACCTTAGCATCCTTGCAGCGATTCTTTTAGCTCTTGGGTGGATTGGAAATCAAGATTATCAAGACGAGCTAATCGAGGAGCAAAGATATTTACAAGATGTCTGTTCAGGCATTTATCCAGATTTTAAAAACCTTCAACCTAAATGTTCATACAAGGGGAACTAATATGAGTACACTTTTTAAGAGATTAAACGCAATCGATTGCAGCAAACACGTTGAGAAGAAAGGTAAGTTTAGTTATCTCTCGTGGACTTGGGCATGGCAGATGTTAAAAGAACATTGCCCTGACGCCACCTTTGAAAAGCACACGTTCCTCAACAATGAAGGCTCTTATCTGCCTTACATGAGAGACATGGATGGTTATGCCTTCGTCCAAACAAGTGTAACAGCGGATGGGATAACGCTAACAGAGACATTTCCAGTTCTTAACAACGTCAATAAATCAATTCAGAAACCTAAGTCCTTCGAGGTAAATACAGCCTTACAGAGATGCTTAACTAAAACCATTGCTTTTCACGGCCTTGGGCTTTACATCTATGCTGGGGAAGACTTGCCAGAAGAGGCAAGGGAAAACACTGTAGAAAAAGAAAAGACAAAAGAACAAATCAAGAAGATTGGCGCAATGCCAGA